GTTACGCTTGTCTTGGATGCTTGCCAAGGTTGCGATATGTTGTCGTATGACATGTTAAGTCCTAGTGCCTGAAGGTTAAAGAGTGACATAACCGGCGATAACAGGCGACTAGAAAACTATCGCCGATTATGCCACAAAGAATACGGTCTAGTCTACCGCAAGAAGACGTACAATTCGGTTTTCGTCTAGGATACTGACCGCAAGGTAACAATGTCCGATTACACTTGTAATTGCTGTTGTTGCTTCGCGTTGTAGTTCCACGACTAATTTATCCATTTCCATTGTTTCTGGTGCTCCGAGAATCTGCGGTACTCCGTCCGCGTATCCTAGTGCGCCAGCGTCGGCCATGAAGTTTTCGTAGTCTGTTCCATCGCTATCGATGTGAGAAGAACGATACACGTCTACGCCAAAAAGTTTTCCAACGTATCCAAGTCCCTTGGCCGCTATCATTTCTTCGGTTGCCATCATCTGTGAAATAATGTTGTTTTGCTCGCTTCTAAGGCTCGCTTGTAGCTCTGTAAGAGACTTTGGATGTAGTACCGAATAGAATGGACCGGGGGCGCCGATTTCGCTGTCTGCTCGTTCCAAGTCGTAAATGCCTTCGAAGAAAGTAGATACGGACATGGTCGCGCCACTGGTGCTAGTTCCATTGGTAGCCAATGCCGCCGCCGCGCCTGTGAGCTCCGCGAAAAGTTTGTCGTATGAACCGGCCATCGATGCTGCGAGCGCGAACGGGTCCGGCTCAAATCGTGCGTTTGTGGCTGTGAGGTTCAATAGGTCCGAAATGTCGTAACGAAGTGAGTATCGAGACGGTGTTACGGTGACCGAACCATCTTCGATGGATGTGTCGGATACTGCTGCGACTTCGCTTACGCTAGAAAAGCTGTCGCGCCCGCCCAAACCGATTTTTCGCACTTTAATCGCTGATGTTCCGAGACCGTTAATACTTCCTATGTACTGAATGAGTCCAGTGTTTCGAAGGTTTGCCGTATCTTTTAAGAGTAGATTTATTTCCGCGCTGACCATTGATGCCATGCGAACGTCAGACATTGACGAATAGGTATTTGTTGCCATGATTATTTCTCGTGGGGTGTAAAGTTGATTCTTTTTCCGGGGGTGTTCTGCTGTTCACCGGTGCGACCGTCCCCACTGAGCGAATGTTTTATAGCTCGTTTTCAGTATACACGTTTATTGGTATACGTGCAACAATGATAATGATGATGATAAATGATGATAAATGATGATAAAAATTATTTTCTGCGATTACCTTTTCGAAGATTGGTACGAGCTGACACCACGCGAAGATTTTTACGACCGTTCGTTCCACCTTTCGAAAGTGGTTTTATATGGTCGACGTGTTTACCGTCTCCCTTTTTCACGAGTCCAGCTTTTGCCATTCGTCGACGAGCTGTGTTTCTCATGGCGCGCCGTTTCTTGTCGATTGGGTCCGCGTGGTATTTCTTGTATATCTCTTTGTAATTTTTTTTCTTTGCCATCGTTTATCCTGAAAATAAAAAGGCCGGCCATTTCTGACCGGCCATAAACAGTACGGTTGGAGAACGTCTATTTAAGTTGGAAATACTTTACGACCACTTTATCTGATGCCGCTGGTGCGCTACCGAAAACAATCGTACAAGAATTAGAAGTGATTGACGATGTGTACTCGTCTTGTCCACTTGGATTCGACGCGACGCGGTCCAAGAATAGACCGTTACGAAATACGAATACGTCGTCGAAGTTATCTGGAACGGAGTTCGAAAGAGTGAACGAAGTATCGTTACCATTGGTGGTCAATGTTTCGCGTGTTGGTTCGAAGTTGATTTTCGCCGCTGTAACTTGATTCGCTCCAATCATTGCGGTTTCTACGCCATTGTCTTCGATTGCGAGACCGCTATCGTTTTCAAGTCCTCCACCGGTTTTGAGTTGGACCGCACTACCGGCGACTTTCGCGGAGCTGGTAATCTGGCTCAATTTGGAATCGGCGATACTTCCGGCGAGCATGGCGTTTGTTACACCGGATGCCGAAATCTTCAAACCTGAATCGTCAGCAAGTCCACCGCTCGCGGCGAGTTGGACCGCGCTACCGCTTACTTTGTCGGCGGTTGCGATTGTGGAGAGTTTAGAATCTGGAATAGAACCGGCGAGTTTTGCGCTTGTAACTTGTGAATCGCCAATCATCGCGGTTTCGACGCCGTTCGCTTCGATTCCGAGACCGCTATCGTTTTCAAGTCCTCCACCGGATTTGAGTTGAACCGCACTACCGGCGACTTTGTCGGCGGTTGCGATTTGGTTGAGCTTAGAATCGGGAATAGAACCAGCGAGCATGGCCGCGCTAACTCCGAGGTCGGAGATTTTAAGACCTGAAAGATTTTCAAGTCCGCCGCTACCGTTCAGTTGAACCGCGCTACCAGATACTTTGTTCGCGCTAGTGATTGTGGAGAGTTTACCGTCTCCGATACCGCCGGCGAGTTTATCCGCGGAAATAGAACCGGCCAATTTTGCATTGGTTACGCCGGCGTCTTTCAATCGTAAAGAATCGCTATTGATTTCGATGGATGAATCGTCGACATTTACCGAAAGAGTATCGCCATTTTTAGCAAGTCCATCGCCCGCGGTCACTTGTCCCAATCCACTGAAGCGAACGTACGTTACGGAATCGGTTTCAAGGGTCGAAATCGTACTAGTCTGGACGAAGGCTTGGTCGCTGAAAGTATCACCGTCCGTTACAAAAATCGCCATCCCGTTAAGCTCTTCCGCTGAATTACAGTCCGTCGCGCGTGTCATCGCACTGGATGAACCGTTAAAAATGTAGACTCCGTTTTCGTCGTCGCTTGTCTGCGCTCTGATCAAAATACGAGATCCCGAAGAAACGCTATGATTATCGAACGCCGATACACCGGGGTTCGATAGTGTTACGTTTCCGGTACTGGCGGCGGCGGCTGGCTCTTTCCAGAATACGCCACTACCTACGATTCCATCGATATAGCCTTTTGTAGCTACGTCGGCGTCTGCGCTAGGTGTTGGTGCGCGTAACTGTCCCGTAAAGGTAAAGTTATCGGATAGGTCTAATTTACTTGCGTCGATTGCCGCGTCGCTAATTTGCGATGTGTCTACGGCTCCGACTTTGATTTGGTTACCGGCGATTTGGATTGCCATGGTATCTCCTAAGTGTTTGGTGTATAGTCAATGGATAAATAGTCGCCTGTAATCGTTGTAAAAGTGAGTGTAAATGTCGTCGAAGTGGTTTCGGTAAACGTTTCGTCTTCGATTTGTCGTACTCCGTTGTAATATACACGCAACGAACCGGTTTTGTACTCTTCTTGTACGGTAAATGTCGTTCGTGTTCCGTTGATCTGCGAAGTAACATTTTGTTTTTTCATTTCTTCACTTCCTGTTGATACTGTATAGATAAATCCGGCCATCGTCAATCCATATAATGTGGTCTATTCTTCTAACTGTATGTGTACGTTCCCGGTTCCCGTCTTCGCCGAAATAAATATATTTCGTCGCTGTAAACCGATACCGATTCGAATCGGTAACAAGTTGTTCGATGGAATAAACACGCGGTCGGCGGGGACCGCTCCACCGTCGCTGGCCCCGTTCTGACTTACATATACGGTTAATGTCTCCGAACCAATCGTTATGATTCTCGCTTCACTTGGTAATAGTACTTCGGTCGTTGTCGTGTCGACGGCTATTGTTTTGTAATATGGAAACTCGTTTACGCTTCTTAGATTCTCGGCCATGATTATTTCTCTCTTCGACGAGACATCCACGCCTTACGAATCTCGTCGCGATTTTGTGCGTAAAACTCTGCGTCTTGTAAACCGCGTTCGATTAGGTTCGATGGTTCTGGCGATGGTCGTACACCGTTGTTCGTTTGTGGAGCTGGTCGCCGTTCGACTTGTTCCATTTGTGCGAGTTGATTTTGTGTCGACGTATCGACGTCCATATCGTTTGGCGTTTCCACCGCTTCTGGTCGTAGGTTTTGGAGGTGTGGACGTAGGACCGTCGGCGCGGTCGTTGGGTCTTCGACGATTGAATCCAACCATTCGCCAAGATTGACGATTTCGCTTTTCTTCTTCCCGGCTTGCGACTTCTCATACGACCATTCTATCGCGTCCACGATGTCGGGGTCTACTAGTCCATGTTTCGACATGCTCTGGAATCTTGTATATTTCTGTTCGCTCTTCGTGAGCTGCTGTTTCATTTGTTCGATTTGTTGCGTTAATAAATCGATTGTCGAATCGCTCTTCGATGCCTTTTCTAGTCTGCTTTGTAACTCTTTGTTCGTTTGCTCGGCTTCGTTCGCGCGGCTGGCGACTTTGTCGACTCGTTGTTTTATGATGTTCTCGACTTCGGATTTTTTGACGTATTCGACGCCGTCGATTTCTTTGGTTTCCATGGTGGCTAGTCTCCTTTATGGGGTGAATGATGATAAATGATGATAAATGATGATAAATGATGATAGCTCGTATTACATGAGCTCTGCACGTTCTCGCTTTATTTTGAGTAACATTTCGCGCGCGGTGTTTTCATCGATACCAGGATTCAAAATAATCATGGCGTCGATTGGTGAGATTAACCCGGCTGTGAGTTTGGCCAATACGTCTTCACGAGTTGCTTTTATTTCTTCCGGTGATTGTGGTACTTGTGCGTATTGTATCCGATAATCGTTTTCGGGTAGATTCGTACCCAAAAATCGATTACATAACGCCGCCGATTTTGCGAGTAATCGTTCGTCGTAGTAACTTTGGAGCGGTGCATAACGCGCGCTCGCTTGTCTTTGTCCATCCCTAGAAACTGACAACGAAAAACCGCTTCGTATATCGGCGGTTTGTTTCAATACCGAAGACGAAAGACCAGCGGCGGTGGCGACTTTGTATTCGTATTGTGCTATCGTTTCGAACATCTTTACGGGGTCCGCGCCCGGTTCGAATTGTCCGACCAGCGGTTGTCCGGTGTTCTCTGGGTCACTGTAAAACATGAGTATCGAAGACGGGTCGGTCGCTATCGCCGCGCGCCGCGAAGATAAATCGCCGTTCTCGACTCCGAGACCAGAAATATTTAGACCAGCGACGTACCGTTGTGGGTATGAACAGTCCCTAATTAGGTGGATTGCCCAGCTTGTCAGACAAGACGATACTAAAGAGCCATAGCATGTTTGGCTATTTCGAAACGTGTTCCATAAAAGACCGGTCTTTTGTGCGTGGTATAGTTCGACTGGTAAGAATGGTCGACCGTCTGCGAAACGATATGGATAATCTGCGCCGCGGTGCGTAGGGTGTCCCATAAACTTCTCGGAGACATCCGCGCCTAATGTGCCATCGTGGTTCACGATATACATACCGAAGACCGGTTCGTCTGGATTGCGAATGTCTAGTACGTCGGCCACGTATACTGGCTCGTCGTTTTCTGGGTCAATCCGTAATCGAATCTCGCGATAATATACCGGCTCGTCGGGGTTGTCTGGGCTAGATTCGCAATATACATAATCAGGCGTTACGATTCGATAGTTTAATCCGGGCTTGTGTGTCGGTTGTCCGATTTTGTGTGGTGCGACGTCGATTCGTACGAAGGTTTCGTTTATTGCTAAAATAAATTGCTGGGCTTGTTGCATGAGTGGAAATAAACCGGCGTTGGTGACATATCCATCCGAACCGGTGAGCTCCGATATATCTTCGCTATGGTGTACGGTCGGCGCGGTGTTGTATAATACTGCGAGCTGTCGGGAAATCTGTTCCAATACATTCGAAGACATATCCACCGGTCCGAGTGCCATGTATCGGTCTGCGCTGAAATGTCGTAACATTTCTTCCTCTAAATCGTCCTCGTACGTTCCCATTATGAGACGGCGTCGTAACGCTTGGTGTTCGGCGCGGCGTTGTTCTTCGGCGTTTGGCATTTGTGGGAATGGTGGCGGATTCTTCATGTCTATTACCTTTGTATTTGTATGCTGTGTGGTCTGCTTACTCTTCGGTCGATACAAGACGATACACAGTAGCGCATACTATCTATCGCATGACCATGTGGGTCCGTCGAACGCGAAGAGCTGGACCTTTTCATAGTCCAGTTTTTAATAGATATAATCAGTTGTTTACAATTTGGATGTATAAAGAAATGTTTTCGACTCATAATAGCATGAATTAGACTTGCTGTATAGTATACACTATGTCGCCATTTCACCGGCCGTCGAATCGTAAAGGGTAGGTTACGCGGTGGGTATCCGAGTAACGATTCGAAAGCTCGCATTAAAAGAATGTTCGACATTTTAAAACCGTCTCGACTTCGTGTGGCGTGGTGTGTACCATCGCCGGTCCAATGTTGGACCTGTTCTGGTCGAAGTCCGTTACGCTTACACATTTCGATTATAGCGCGCGCGTGTGTTTCCGGCGGTGCTTGTCCCGAAACATATTCGTCTAGCATGTAAATACGTGGGTTTACTGGTTCTCTCATGTCGATACATGCTAATGTTGCGACTTGGCTATTTGGCGACGAACCATGGTCGATACCGATACAAAACTCGTATTTTCCACCGGGCGCGACCGGGTGCGACGAAATCATAGACGGGTCGAAGTTGTCGAAGATTACACCTTCGGCGGCCACGTCCAGTGACGCATTAACCCGCTGTTCGCGGTCTATCGGTAAAAACGCTTCGACCATCGAATCGATTTGGTCCTGTGACATGAGGGGTCGACATCCAATTGGCGTGGTATTCGCTTGGTTTAACGGCGCGCGGTGTACTGATATTTTGTCCTCTTCAATCATCTTTTTAAGGTAAGAAATATCGACGTTTCCGACCGGTGTTAGACTCATCGCGACGATTCCACGTGTACCGTTTGGACCACCGCGCGTGGTGCGAGCTATACAGCTATTTAGGGTTTCACTATTTACGGGTTCGTCGATAACTACCAATCCACATGTACCAGATTCCAAGCCTATACCTTGGCTCGCCGTCTTGATTC